GATATGCGTTTGACCAAATGCAATCACAGTTTCAACACATTACAGGTCTTATGGCAAATATGGCAAAAATTAACATACTTGGAACTATTGCTATGGAAGATGCAGTATTTACAGAAACAAACATTGTTGGTGAAATTGAATCAGGAAAATATAGAAAAGGCAGATTTGCTGTAAACTATTTAACACCTGGTTCGCAAGTGTCTAAGCCAGTCAATAATCTACCATATCAATTATTTCAACAAGTAGATAGACTTGAAAGACATCTAAGACTTGGTGCAGCTTATCCAGTATCTGATGATGGGCAATCACCTAACGCATTTGTTACAGGTAGAGGATTAGAAGAATTAGGACAATCTGCATCTCTACATGTAAGAGAATATCAAGGAGTATTACAAGAAGCATTACAAGAATTAGATGCTAAAAGATTAGAATATGATGAAACTATGTTTCCTGGTGTGCGTAAACCTATTGCAGGTAGGCACAAAGGAACTGCGTATAAAGAATCTTATACACCTACATCAGACATTAAAGAAGTTTATGAAACAAGAAGAGTGTATGGTGTTATGGCAGGATTTGATGAACCACAAAAAATTATTACAGGGTTGCAATTAAAACAACAAGGAATTATTGATACACAGACATTACAAGAAAACATGGATGGATTAGATAACATTTCTAAAATTCAACAAAGAATATCTGCAGAAAAAGCAGAAACAGTACTGTTTGAATCTTTAATGGCACAAGCTGCACAAGGTAATCCTAAAGCAACTATGGCAGCAATAGAGATACGAAAAGACCCACAAAAAATGTCAGAGATATTAGATAAGTTTTATACAGCAGAAGGTGAAGAACCTAGCGAAGAGGAATTAGCATTACTTGGACAAGGTGGACCACAAATTCCTGCAGGACCAGGTGGTCAACCTGCAGGTATAGAACAAGTATTAGGTGCATTAGCAGGAGGTCCTGGTGGACCACCACAAGGAGGACCAGATGCCTGATATAAATAAAACATTTTATGACATGATTAATCAAGAAGATTGGTCAGAAGAAGTATTTACAGGAACACAAGAAACCGAAGAAGTAATTGTTGCAAAACAATTTTTAACTTTACCAACACCACACCCACACTTTTTTATAAATTTAACATTTGAATATGAATTTAATCCAGAGTTAGGAAAAGAATTATGGTAAGAAAAAGTAAAGCATTACAAGAAGCAACTGATACTGATATGACAGGTGGAGGTGCTTATCAAGATGTTGTTGCACCACCAAGAAAAGAAGGCGACCCAACAGGACAAACAACTGCTATAGAAAATCAAATAGCTGCAGTTGGTGGTACACAACCTATAGATGGTGGTCCTCCAGGTGCAATACCAGGTCCAAGACCACAACCTATATCTTTATCATCACCAACACAAAGACCTAGTGAACCTGTTACTGCAGGTATTCCTTTTGGTCCAGGTAACAATGGTCCACAACCAATTACTACAAACACTGTAGATAATTTTTTAATGGCAGCTAGAGAGGTATTTCCAGACCCTATATTTGACCAATTATTGGATTCCTAAATGGTCAAGCCATATTTTTTTATACCACCTGAATTAGAGGAGTATTACTCAGCACAATCTACTGCTAACAGAAATGAAGTAGAGTTATTTAAAAAACAAATTACTCCTGAATTAGCACAACAAATTGCAGATGTAAGTCGTGCATATCCTACGCTAGATAAAAGATTAGTGTCTTATCTTCCACAAATGGGTGTAGATGCTGATGATGAATTGTTGTTAGATATAGCAGCTAAACAATTTTCATCACAAGAAAAACAAGAAAGAGAAAAAGTAATGACAGATGTAAATCCATTTAAAAGATTTGTACAAATGTCAGACTTAAAACTTACACAGGGATTTGAATGGGTATCAAGAGGTTTTAAATCTGCTGCAGTTGCATCACAAGCTACAGATACACCATTATTAGAAGGAGTATTAAAAAGTGGTTTAGCAGGTTTTACAATAGATAAAAATGGTGCAGACACTGTTAGAAGAAATTTATTAGGAGATACTTTTGCTGATGCGTATAACGAATCTAAAGAAAAATATGGTTTAACAAGATTTGCACGAGCAAAAGAATCACAAGAAAAATATGGTGTTAGAAACTTAGGTACTGGTTGGTTTGCAAACAGTCAAGATTTAACACAAACAGAGGGATATAGACAAGCATTAAATTTAGGTTACTCACCTGCAAGAGCTAGAAAAGAAGCAGCAAAAATATATGGTAATTCTATTACACAGAATTTTGCTGAAGATGAAAATCAATTTAAATATGAAACAAAGGTTGCAGGAGATGTCAACATATCACCAGGTAGAATACTTGCAGGTACATTTGCACCAGAGGGTTCTGTAGGTTATTCGTTAACATCAGCATTAGTAGATGGTGTATTTAGAGTAGGTGCTGACCCTGCAAACTTGTTATTTATGTATGGTTCAGGTGTAAAGACAGGTGCTAGAGCAATATTGTCTAGTGCAGAAAGAGCAGCTTATGTAAATAGAACTACAAAAGCAGGTAGAGCAGTAAGGACTTTTATGCCTGGAAAAACAGGCAAGGAAGCCAGAAGAAATGTATTTGGTAAAACTGCAGATGAAATATTAGATTCAAAATGGGGTAAAGATTTTATTACAGGGTTAACAAAAAATGATTCTATTGCACGATTAAACGACATACCACAACTTAGAAACATAGACCCTTATGTTAAAAAATTATTAGTAGGTATTAAAGATGAAGATGTTATGCGTGAAGTTGTTAAAAGTCTTATGCGTGGTGGTGATTTAGAAGGTATATTATTAGCACCATATTCAGGTACTTACTTTAATTCAAAAGTAATGAATGAATTAATTAATCAAAGACCACTAAATAAATTACCTATGCAACCAAAAGCATTATCTGTATTAGCTAACAATTTATCAGAAGCATTAATTGGTGGTTCTGCAGATATAGCACCACTTCGTAGAACAGTGGGTGCGTTATTAGGAAAAACAAAGAGGTTTAACAACCAGTTTGGTGGTGTAGTTGGTTTAGGTGGACAACTTCAGGGTGTGTTACCAGTAAAACTTAAAAGAGCATTTGGATTAGCACCTACAAGAATTGCATCTATAAATCTTATGACAGAAACAGCAGATAACATAGATAGAATATTAAAAGTAGCAGGTGCAAGTTATAAAGAAAGAGATGAACTAATATTTCAATTACTAAAAGCTAAAAACCAACAAGATGTAAATGCTGTAGTTAACAGTGTATTTAGAACAATGACTCAATCTATAAAAAAATCTAATCCTGATTTAGCTGATGAAGGAGAATTATTTGATTACATAGTAAAAGTGTTTCAAGATGAAAGCAGAGAAAGACTGTATTTCTATGGTGAAAAAGGAATACCAATGCAATTTCCTGGCACAAAAATAAATACATCTTCATTTGTAGATGAAGCAGGAAACATTATTGATGAAGTAAACGAAGCACTACCAACAGCATTTTCGTTAAGAGAAATGGCAGAACATTATGCTGTATTACCAGATTATCAAGATTTACTAAGAGCAACATCTATGTTTTATAGAGTTGTTGGTCCAAAAGGTAGTCGTATGAGAGAAGCATTTAGTAAAGCTACAACATGGGAAGATGCACAAGAAATACTTAAATTTGCAAAAATACCAAAAAGAGGTTTTGAAAAATCATGGAGAACAAAAGGTATAGAACAAATTGCACCTGAAGGCAGACTTCGTTTTATTTACAATGACATAATACAACAAAGAGCTTTAAAACCTATGTGGATGTTAAGGGCAGCACTAGCTATTCGTGTTCCTGGAGAAGAACACATGAGAATGTTTTTTAAAGGAACACCTAATTTAATTAATCATCCATACGAATATCATTTGTTAAATCCATTTATGATGAAAATGTTAGGTAGGTCAGACAATCCTACAATATCTCTTGTTAATGCACAGAAAGATGTTTTGTTTACAACAAGAATAATGAAAGATGAAATAGCTGACACATTAATATCACTTGGTTCTGATGAGTTTGCTGATGGTTTAAGAAAAGTTACATTTCCTGAAATACAACAATTAATTAAAACAACAAACCTAGGTGTGAACATAGAAGGACAAGTAGGTGGTCGTTATCTTAAATCAGTATTTGAAGGTAATGATGCAAAATGGTGGGAGTTTGAAGATATAGGTGAACTAAAAACACTTAAAAATGATGGAGTTATAAACAAAAAAACTGTTGATGAAGTTGGTAATGAATTAGGAAATATTGTTACAAGTGGAGAATCACAAGGTGGTTCTGTTGCACTTAACAATAAAAATAAAGCTAGATACGAAGGTAATGTTATAGCTTATGTATCTCCTTACAAACCATATCAAAGAATTATTGATGATAGCTATTTAAATAATCAAGCATTAATAAACAACACAAGCAGAGAAGGTGCTTTAAAAGTAATCTTAGAAGATTACATAACTGACCCTAAAATAAAAAGTTTATTAGAAAAAGAAAATCATGTGTTTGGATATTGGTGGGATGATTCTACAAAACAATGGTTTTTTGACATTAGTGTTGCTATGCCAAAAATTACAAAAAAAGGTGATTTAGCACTTCGTGACACAATACGACAAATACAAAACGCTATGATTATAGGAATTAAAGGACATCAAAAATCTATATTTATACCTAGAGAGGTTATTGACAGTTTAGGAAATGCAGTTCCGAGAGAATTAAAAGATTTATTATTAGAAGTAGATGAAGGTTACTTAATAAGTCTTGTAGATGACATAGGTGGTAAACAAAGAAGTATTAAAGATACACTTACATCTGATGTAGATATACACACAGTTATAAACAAAAATGTATTGGAGTATTTGTATGAAGAAAACTTTACTGTAGCTAAACAAATTATTGATTCTAAACCAGGAACATTTGCTTCAGCTAGAGTTACTGGTCAATTTTTTAAACATACTGATGAATTTATGAAAGCATCTGCAGACCAATCTATTATAAAAAGACTTAGACCAGGTAGAACAAGAAACCAAATAAGAGATGATTTTTACGACACTGTTACTAAGAGAGATGCTAGTGGAAACATAAGACCTGAATGGTGGAGATTTTTTACTACAAGAATTTTAAATTTATCTACAGATGAATTACATATTCGTGTTGCTAGAGATGGTGTAGAAGAAACACTTAACTGGGTGCAAAATACTAAAACAGGTAAAGAATATATAGACCAATTAATTTCTATGTCAGAAGATTATAAAATGCGTGGAGAGTTACTAAAACCAGGTGGTTTAGAAAAGTATGTAAAAGCAGCAGCATATAGAATTGGTCAATTACAAGGTAATTCTACTCTTAAAATATTTGATGATGCAGGTAATGAAATATTAAATAGATATTCTGACATACTTAAAAAAAGCGACCAAGGAGAATTTTTATTTCATAATTACGAAGTTGATTTGTCACAGGGGTCAAGACAAATACTAGATTTTATTGCTAATGGTGGATTTATAGATGGTGAAGATTTTGTAGAGTATGCAAGAAAAGTAAACATTAATACTGCTAAAAAATCATTTGTTAATAAATTTATGCCATCACTTAAAGAAGCATTTAAAAAAGATATTATAGATTTAGATTTAGGTGCAAAAGAACTTGCAGGAAACATGAACAAAGAGTATATGACAGATGGTGTTAATGCACAAAACTTAGGAGAAGCATTTGATATATTTTTAAAAGATGCTTACACCACATTACTTACTAGACCATCAGATACATTAAACAGAGAACCATTATTTAAATGGGCATATTTTCATTTGTCTAAAGAAGAAATAGCATTTCTTAATAAAGATGCCAGACAAGAGTTAGGCGTGTTTGCTAATAAATGGTTAAAAGGTTCTAAATTAAATGATGATATACAAAAACTTGTTCGTGAAACTCCATTAGACCCACAAGAATCCATAATGACACTAGAAGATATGGATTTAAGACTTAAATCCAAAGCATTAGAATTTGTTAGTGATTTACTGTACGCAAGTTCAAATAGACATGTGGCATCAGATTTAGGAAAAACTTATGTACCATTTCCAGAAATATGGGCAGAAGTTCCTAAGACCTGGAGTAACTTAATAAAAGATAACCCACAGAAATTTTATAGAGCAAGTCTTGCTATAGATTCTGGTAAAGAAGCAAAACCATGGGATAGCAAAAATGGATTTTTTGAAGAGGACCCAATTACAGGTGAGCTAATGTTTCATTGGTTAGATGTATTTAATGTTATGACAATGGGTATTCCTAAATTATTAAACAGAAAATTAGGTATTGATGCTGCACCTATGCAACAAGCATTTTTAGGTGGCAACTACCAGGAGGAAGGTTTAAGAGTAAAGCCAGAAGGTTTTGTGTCTGGTCTTAACTTAGTTTCAGCTAATGGTTATTCACCTGGCTTTGGTTGGTGGGTAACAGTACCATACAGATTATTTAGTAGGCGTTGGGGTGTAAATCCAGGAGAGTTTGTAGAAGAATTTTTGTTAGGTTCTTTTGGAGATAGAAAACAAAGATTTGGAATACTAGACCAAGTTGGTTGGGCAAGAGATTTAATAAAAGGTTCAGATGTTGCAAGAGATGTCTTAGATGACCCAGAGTATGATGAAGCATTTAATGGCACAGTTATGGACATTTACACAATGTTATATTACGCAGGAGAATGGACACCAGATGATGCCGCATCACAAGACAGAGCATGGGAACAAGCAGAACAAGCTGCATCTAATCACTGGTTTTTTAGAGGTGGTGCTAAGTTTGGTCTGCCTACAGGAATACAACCTAGATATGAGTTAGAAGATAAAAATGGTAGATGGTGGCAAATACAATCATTAACTAAAAAATATAGTGATATGTTAATAGAAAACGATTATGACTATTATTTAACAACACAACAATTTATAGATAAGTTTGGAATTAATCCTGTGCCACTTAGAGAAAGACAAACTGCAAGAGTTGGTAACAGACCAGTAACTGAAGATTCTTATAAATTTTGGTCAACAGTAGAAAATGAAAAACATTTAAATGATTTTCCTCTTACAGGTGTGTTTCACTTTCCAGATAATTATGATGATGAGTTTTCTTATGAAGGATATTTAAATGCAAATGTAAAATTAAAACCTGCAGTATATGGTGATTTACTAAATCAAACATTATTACAACTTGAAATAAAAAACGAAAAGAAAAGAATTAAAGAAGCAAATCCTGCTATTTCACCAGATGATTTAACTGCACACATGGCAGCTTTTACAGAAAGAAAAGTACAAGAGTATGGTGTATTGCCATTTGGTTCATTAGGTGAAAGTGTAGATACTGCAGATTGGAAACAAAAAATAGTAGAAGCACAACAGTGGAATGATGATGAGTTTTTTAGTCAAAGTCCTACAAACACACCATTACAAGAATATTTAAAAGAAAGAAATAGATGGGTTAGATTACAACAACAAGGTGGTACATATAAAGGTGTAACTGTTGACCCAAAAGATGTTCTTACAGGTGCATATCTTATAAGTGAGAATGATGAATTTGGAGATGCAATAAGAGCTAATTTACACAGTTTTGCATTAGAATTAATGAGAAAGTACCCTTATCCTGACTACTATTGGAGTAGTATGTATTATGGTGTATTTTACAGAGAAGTAAACAACAAACTATATGGAGATAATTAATGGGTGTATATACAGCAGAAGTTAGAGATGAGAGAGAATTAACATTTAATGAATTAGTTAATTGGTATCAAGAAAATCCTAATGAATTAATAGGTAAAACTGTACAAGATGTTATTGAAGATATTATAACTGTAGTAGTTGTTGGTACATACATAGGAGAAGGACAAGGTGAAAATTTAACAATAGAAAAACTTATGGATAAAGGTGTTGATTTTGGTCTTAATGGAGGCAATATAAGTTATGAACAATCAATGTTAGATGCACCATCATTAGGTTTTGTAAAAAGTAATAAACAATATCAAGGTAGATTAGTTCAAATAAACGATTTAAAAGGTATTCTTCACAACTTACAATTTGATGTAAATATAGCTACACAAATAGCTATGAGTGCTGAAGATGCACAAGAAATAGAAAATTATGATTTTACTGGTTTACAAGGTTTAAATAGCCAATTTGCATATCCAGACAATATAAAGTCATCTATAAATATGTTTGTTGGAGATTCGGAACAAACTGGTTTAACTGTCGGTGACTTTATGCCAGTTGCAGACCCTGACCCAGTAACAGGACAACCAGTATCTTTTTATTATGGAAACACACCAGGATATATAGCAGTAGAAGATGGTTCATTTATTAAAACAGGAGATGAATCTGCTGACTCTGTAAAAGATGCTGATGGCAATATTGTTAAAGCAGTATTTAAATTAGGTGATGCAGAAGAGTTACTGTATTCATTAAGCCCTACAGAAATAAAAGAATTACAAGACCTTATGATATTTTATGATAGGGAAACATACGAAGGATTAATAGAAAGAGATGGATTCATTAGTCCAGGTAATCCAGAGTTACAGTTTATTGCATTGTTAATGGAAGAAGGAAATAACAGTGTTTTAATGAACGCACTAAATCCAGATGCGTATGACAATGTTGTATCTAATTACAATTCAGAAGTATCTGACTGGAACAACCTAGGTTTTGGTGCAACTAAATCAAATGTTGTACAAGGCATTATAGATAAAACTTTAGAAATAAATTCTTTAGATGCAGTTATGGGTGTTGGTTCAGAGTATTGGAGAGATAGAGCATATAATTTAATAAATCCTAGTCCAATAGAAATGGAAGCAGAACTACAAAAATACTTTAACGCTTTAGGACTAAACATGACATCTAGTGATGCTGTAAGGTTTGGTCAACATTTATTAGACACAAGGAGTACAGAAGCTAAAAGGAAAACAGAAATAGAAAGTCAAATAGAATTGTTTTTGGAAGGCACAAGGTTATTAGAAACAAAAGCGTTAGTTACAGAAAAACCAGAACCACTAGATACAAGAGATGAAGGCGACTATGACAGAGTACAAGCATATAATAAAAATTTAGCTTTGTATAATGAATATATACAAGCAAAAGAAGAAGGAAGAATTAGAACTATTGCAGGTGTAGGAGAATATATTGTTCCTACTGAAGAAGAAGTTAGAGAACATTATGGTTTACCTAAACTAGATACTTACAATTCTGAATTAGAGTTTAACAAAATATTAAAAACAGGACTTGCAGATAGAATAAGTGCTGTTAATAATGTAAATTCACTTAGAGAACAAAGTGCAAAATTTCAAAATAGATTTTTAGCAGCTAGACAATTTATGACAGAGGGATAATGGAAGAAGAAAATAACAACACAAGTATATTTGGAGAACTAGATTGGTACAAAGCCAAGACAGTTGAAGAAATGCGTAATGACCTTATTACTATGGCTAAAGGTGATTATTTTAGTAATGAACAATCTTATGTTTTTAAGGCAAGTGGAAAAATTGTTATTAGAAGTGGTGAAGAACTTAATGACCAAGCACCTGAAGGTCCTGGTCCAGAAGAATACGAACAAATGAATGATGAACAGATAGTTCAACAATACATCACAAGAATAAAAATGTACCCACCATTAGTACAGGTAGAAGATAAAGAAGGGTTTGCTGAAGCATATTTACCTGCATTAGACCAAATGAATAATATTGCATCAGTACATAGTGGGAGAACTCATATTAGTTATGGTGATGGTATGACATTAGCAACAGAAATACAAACAGGTGCTATTACAGATTATATTGCTACAGGTTTTAAAGATACAAACGAATTTTATGATTGGTATTTAAGTGATGTAGCAAATATTCAAGCAGTATTGCAACCAGGACAAAAACAAGCAGAAGATTTTAGTATTGTTGATGCAGATTTTTATGATGATAAAGAACCATTTGTTGACCCTATGTCTACACCAAACACTAAGTTTCCAAGAAAACCTGAACAACAAGAAGATGTACCTAATACTACATTTCCTAGGCGACCAGATAAAGATAAAAAATCAAATGAAATTAAAGATTTAGGATTTCCAGAAGGTAATATGAATGTACCTGCAACACCTGATATGTTTTTTAATAAATACCAAAGACCAAATAGATTTGCAATTAATCCTAATGAGCAACCATTAAAACCACAGGTCAATCCTTTACAGAAAGGACAAGATTTTATAGACATTATGGCAGACATGCGTAGGATGAATCCTAAGCCTGATAAACAAAGACCAGTAGAAAGAAGAAGGTTTTTTTAAATGCAAGATATAAGTAGTCATTATTTTTTTATAGGTGCAGATGAAACTGAAATAAAACTTATGGTTGAAGGAAACGCTAAAAAATTATATAAATATGGTGTAGATAATGAAAAACCATGGATTTGGTTTACAGGTGAAAGCCCAGATATAGAAGAGATACAAGGTGCTATGGATTCAGTTAGTAGTTTATAAATGGCAACTAACCCACCAATAAATCCTAACCTAGAACATAAATATTTATTAACTTTAAAAAAATTTTTTGATTCTTATATTACAACATTAGAAGAATATTTAGATTATTACAATTCAGCGAAAATTGCTGATATAGAAAATGATATTAAATTAGAAATAGCAGACAAAAATATAAATATAGAAAACTCTGCTGCAAATAGATTTTCTGAAATACTTGGATTACATACACGAAGTAAAATTGTTCCTAATGTTCAAAAAGATAATTATGTTACACATTATGCTTCAGATGATGCTTCTTTATCCAGACCTATAGACATTACTGATGATTTAGGTAATGATGTAATACTAAGCTATAAAGGAAATTCATTACATCAAGCAGTATTAAATAAAGTAATTGGAACAATGATAGGAACTGAATCAGGTTTAGTACAAGATATAGATAGAAGTTTTAATTTTATGGCTTTAAAGTCAGATTTTCCAGAACTATATGATGCTTTAGCGTGGGCTTTTAGAGAGCAACATTTATCTATAGATAATGGAGAAATCACACACATGGCTATACAGCAAGATTATTACTCGTGGGCAGATATTAAAAATTTGTTAGACATAGAAGGTTTGCCTTCTGAAAGAACTCCTGGCGTTGATTTATTTAGAGCCTTACTTGTAGAATATGATTTAGATGATGGCGAACTGTTAGAACTTACACCATCAGCTTCTTTTAAAATGACAATAGGTGAAAAAATTAGAGAAATTATAGACCCAGGTGCGTTAGAAGTATTGGACATGATAGAAACAGATTTAGGTGGTTTGCCTGGTGGAACAGTACATGGTGGAATAGAAATACAAACTTCAACTTATGGAAATCCTTTAACAAGCCTAGGCAAGGGTGGAAGTATATTAGAAGTATTATTAAAAAATATATTTCAAATGACAGATGAACAAGCAGCTAGGTTGCCAGATATACCTGATGAAGAAGTAAGAGAGATTGCGAATTTACTAAATATACCCTTAGACAACATGATGCAACTTAATTGGGAATTTATGCAAGTAGCATCTGCTGATGGATTTTTACCAATTTTAAATGACCCTGCCCTCGGAATAGCAGGAGATGCAAATAGGAATAGTTTGAAAGGAAAGTCTATAAGACCATTAATGAAATTAGTTGATGATTTTATGGGTCATTTTAAATCACATAATATTCCAATAGAATCTAGTGCAAGTTTAGGATTGCCACATTTAATTAAATCATATCAAAGATTAGGTGCGATTATTTTTGCAGGTTATCCTGAACTTAAAAAAGTTTATACAGCACAAGGAACAGGGCATGACCTTGCAACAATACTTTTACTACCTGAATACATGTTAAATAAAAATATAGAATCCATGATTATTAAACCAAATGAAATAAAAAAATTTTGGGAAGAGGATATAAGACAATTAACAAAAGATTTTGAATTTACTGATTCACAGGGTGAACCACAATTAATAAAAAAAGGTGAAATACTTTTAGATTCTGATTTTAAAAAATTAAAAGAACTTGCAAAAAGACAAGGTATTGAATTACCAGAATCACCAGTAGATAGAAGGCGTGGTGGTGAAAAACAAGGGAATGTTGCAAAAGGAATTTTGGGTTATGCCAAAACTGCTATGGGAAGAAGATTTAACAACTATTCGGTAGATATAGAAAGACTTGTATCAATAAATAACATGTTAAACAGAAATGATGTGCTTGATTATAAGTATGGTGAATTAGGTTTTACAGTTACCGAACATACATATACAGATTGGAATAAAGCACCAGATAAGCCTTCTATATATACAGATTTTTTTACTAAATTTAGAACTGCACTTAGGGCTAAAGGAACAGAAAATATATTTTTAAGGCACCTATTACAAGCATTACTTGGTGGAGAATTTATAGATATAGAACAAAATATATTAGCTATTCCTATACCAGATGAAGCAGGATTTACATTTATTAATTTAGGGGAAATGTCAGAAGATGATATGTTAAACCTTGCATACATAAAAAATGGTAACAAAAATTATACTCCAGATATATATTTTGGTGGCAGTATAGGTAAAGTAAATTACACACCTGAATTTGTAAAAAGTTTTAAAAACATTTTATACACACAAGATTTATTAGAATTTTTTAGTAAAAATGTTTCTGAAACTGTTTCAATTCCACCTATCGGAATAGAAGGTGTAAAACCAACAGCATCTACAGTATATTCAATACAAGACCTGTTTGAAAAATCACCTAAAACATTTTTAAAACTATTTGTATCTTATCGTAATCAAGCAGGTGATGAAATATTTAATATATTACCTAGTCAAGTTTTAACAAATATAAATAAATTACTATATCGCATGGAAGTTAATGATATTATTATAGATGATTTACCAGATGTAGATAAAGAAGGCAACGCTATAAATTATTCTACATTAATGGAAGATACAGCAGACACTACATTTGAAACTATAGTAGAAACTTTAAACGAAGATTTAAAAAAATTAGAATTATCAGAACTTGATGATATAGATGCAGATGCAAGAGATAGAATAAGAGCAAGACAACAAAGAATTTTAGATGGTCCTGAAGAAAGGGTAAGTTCGGAAGAATATTCACCTAGCCGAAGCTCACAATATCCTGATTATTTAGACAATCCTCAATTAATAGAAATAATAGAAGATGCAGATAATACTATTACTTATTATGACAGCACTCATTTAGGTAGAAATTTAAATGAAGCAGCAAATGGTGTTGATGCTCTAGCTAACTTTTTTGACCTTACTCAATATAGTGATTATGAGTTATCAGTTACTGGTTTAGCACAAGGTCCTAGTCACATGGATGGTAAAGATATTAATGATGCAAAATCTATTATAGCTAATTTAGTTAATGGAAACCCAACTGTGTATGGTAATTATTCTTTTAAATTTTTAGAAAGATTTGATGGAACTACAGCAATCGCTTTTTTAAATGAAAATTCAAAAGATGTTTTTAAGAAAAATTTATTAATTAGTAATAGAATTTTTAGTAATCCTATTTCAGGTACCAACTACTCTACTAATTTTTTAGATAGAGCAACTGTTTTTCCAAATACAAAAGTATTATTTTTTGATGCTTCACCAGTACAAACAAATGCTGTGTTTAAAAACAAAATACACATGTTGGAATTTGATATAGGAATTGCTGAAAGATTACCTAATGGTGGTGAAGATGTAAATAGAATTTACACACAAGTGGCTTATTCATTTGATGAAGATACTGGTGAATTAAGAATACATCATTATATAGATAATATTCCTAACGACCAAAATCAATTAAGTGGAGATATTGTAAGAAGGCAAGGAAACATAAATAATATATATGCTATTAAAGATTCAGCAATAATAAAAAGTTTAATGGATTTGCATGGTGTTGTTGATGAAACAAAAGTAGTAGATGGTGAACCATTTATACCTTTGTCACAAGGCGTAGAGAGAAATTATAATACTGTTAATGTTATACCAGGTAGAATAGCACATTCATTTGGATATGTAGAATCATCTGACCTAGACCCAGATGCAAGTATGTACACAAAAACATTAGGTGGGTCTAATTCACCATTACTAAGAAGTAGAAAAATATCTACATTATGGGGTATGTTTCAAGATTTTACAATAGGAACTGTAATAGATGAGTTTGATGCTACAGAAAATATGTTGCGTGATACTGATGTAAGGTTGCAACCTGTTATTAATCATCCTAATTTTTATGTAGCAAAAATAAAAAATGATGTTACTTCAGCTACAGGTAGCAAAGCAGAAAATTTTATACATAAAGCATCTACATTGTTTGAACCTTTTGGTATGAAACAAGATAATATAAGTGGTTTCAAATTGCAAAATGTACACATTATGTTTGTAACAGAAACAGGTGACAATATAGAATTAACTGGAGAATTAAATCAAGATTTAGTTTTAACAAGAGTTACTAATATTACTAGCGACACTTTAGATTCAAACGAAATAAATAATGTTATTGAAGCAACAATAAAGAAAAACTATCCAGATTTAGAATTAGATTCAAATGATATGAACATTTTAAGAAAACAATTTTTAACATTTTTAGAATTAGATACTACAACTGGTAAATATACATTAAGTTCTTTAGGAGATAGTAATGTAGGAGAATTTAAAGTAGATAAAATTAATTTTATTGACAGCTCATTATCTATGTATGGAGATACAGAAACAGCACTAGAAATAAATCAAGTATTAAATGATTTAGGATTTATTTTAGAGGGAGATTCAACATACTTTCCTGCAGGTGTACACACATACAATCCTCTTGTAACAGAAATAATGGAAAGTAATTCATATATGGGAATGGGTGTAACTGATTACTCTACTGGAGTTCAATATTCTCCTTCATCAGATTTTGATAGTATGTTTAATCAATATGTTAACAGTATGTATGGTTCTAAAAACTCATCTAAATTTTATCCTCTTGGAGGTAGATACCCTGAAACTTTAAGAAGCAATGATACTATTACTAATTTTACTGATATGAGAGAACCAGATATTGTAAGTGGTCCAGAATACACAGATGGTTTAACTAGGCATAGTCCTGTTATATCCTCTGATATTGCTAAAGCTGCTAGATTGTCAGGTTCTGCTATAAAAACAGTATTAAAACCAGTTGGTGCTGCATTTAAATTATTAGAAAAAATTGATGTAGCTGACAAAATAGTTATGAAAGCTATTAAACCAGTGTCAAGTGCAATATCTAAAGGTATATTTATGACAGGAGGTTTTGCAGCAGCAGGAACTATTGGTGCAGGATTAGCAACAGTATATGCTGCACAGGAATTGTATTTACTAGCACATGGTCTTATAAAAGAAGGTGATTTGTTTGGTGATACACAAAAATTATTTAAAGAATTAAGAGATGATAATCCAGGTGATGGTGCATGGAAACGATTTTGGGTAAGCACAGGTAAGAATGCCTGGAAAGGATTAGAGTGGCAACAAGACCATTCAGTATCAGGATGGGTAGAAGAACAGTTAATGAGTGGTGCAGGTATGGCATTTAATGAAATAGTAGAAAGAAGAAATAAAAATTCTAACTATGTAAAAGAAGTTGCAAGGTTTGCTAACAATAATGAAAATATATTTGACACTGTTAATAAATACGACCCACAATATAACGAAAATTTTGACAATATAAATAAGCATATAAATATGTCTATGCAAAATTATGGAACACCACAACATGAACAAAAATTAAATAAAGAAGTAAATAATGTAACTAAATATGGAGTGTGGAATAATTCTGAAGATTTATTGTACAATGGTAATGAAGAATTTTTAGCTACTGTAGATAATTATATTAAAATAGCTAGAGCGTATGAAAGTATAGGATATTAATGCCAGATTATTTTGTAGATGAATTTATAGAACCAGATGAACTAATACAAGTAGGAGATACTTTGTATGGTGTAATTTACATGACAACATCATCAGGTGGTAGTTTACCATTATACATAAGAGTAGATGAACCTTCAATGTTAAAACAAGGCGTTAAGCCAGATATGGTGTTTGAAACTGTAGATGATGTTGAAGCGTATAATGGTGAGTATGTATTTATGGAGTATCAATTAGGTTACAGCGAAGTTATGACACTTGCTGAACAATCTGCAGCAAATACAAGCATTGATAAAATTCTTAGTATTACACAAGACCAATTAGAGTACAATGCCAGGCATTATGGTGACCACTATTTAGATTTAGATATGCAGTATGCTTTTGCTTTATCAGGGCTATTAGGTCTTGATACTGTTCCTACAGAGTTGTTGTCAGAAACATCTTGGTATAAATCACATCCTTCAGCAGAAGCTAGAGCATGGGTAGAGTTTTCATTTCAAAACGAAGAAGAAGCAGCACAGATAATAAATGACAATTTAGCTTATTACAAACTAGAGGCAGGTCAAAAAGGATTAGCAGGTGCAGAGATAAACAACTTAATTGCTGATTTAAATACTGCTGTTACTACAGGAAAAATAACAAAAGCAGAAGCTAACGAAATAATTAAAAATCTAGGTGATACTGCTAGAAGAAATCTTATGGGTGGAGATTCAGTAATACATGAAGATTTTCAAAAGTATATTGGAAAAATACAAGAAACAAAAAGTGGATATTCTGCTGCAGAAATTCTTGTATTAGATTATGGAGGACCATTATTGTTAGATGGATATAAGAATAATGGTAAGCTAGATGAAATAGCTGCAAAACTTAGATTAGATGCAGAGAATAACACAAGCACTAACGAAACATTAATTAAAGAAGATTTACAAAAAGCTGCTGATGTTTTATATCCATGGGCAAAAGGTAGTAAATACAATGTTTGGGCAGGTAGTTTTGAAAGTTTAACTACAAAAATACTTGGGCAGAAAACATTAACACCAACACAACTTACAAATGTAGCAAGACAAGCACAAAAATTTCAAGGTAATTACCAGGATTTTGAAACATACATGTATAAGGAATATATTGACACACCATATATTCAAGAAGAAATATTAAGTAGTGCAGCTAGGTCATTACAAGAAGATGTGTCTGGTGTGTTTAACGCATCTACAATATATAGGAGATAACAATGGCATCAGTAACAATATATAGATATGACAATCTTGCAGGTGAAACATTTGATGATAATTTTGCACAAACACAAAAAAAAGAAGATGGTTCTTCATACAGTTCTGCACAAGAGTTTGCAGAACATTTAGTTGCAACTGCTAGTTACAAATTTTCAAAAAACCAAGCAGAAGATGACCAAGTATCAAGACAAATAAATCAATTTAGAGTGGAAGATACTGAAACAGAAGATATAGCTGCACCTAAAGCAAAGAGAAAAACTAAAGAAGAAATGGCTAGAAGATACCCATACTTAGATGCAAGATTAGTAGATGTATTATTAGAATCATACACAGTATCACAAGACATGACACAAGCACTTGCAGACATGAGAGCTAATCCATTAATGGAAGCTATATATCCAGGCATTAGAGATGAATCTACTGGAGTATTGAGAATGACAGAAGTAGAATATTTAACTTCTTTAGATACAATGAGTAGTTATTTAAGAGATTATAATTTAAATCCATCAGAGTTTTCTGATGACATGGTAGCTGCTATAGCAGGTAATGTATCACCTGATGAGTTTAATACAAGACTACAATTAGGTTACGAAGGTATTGTAAATAACATACCAGAAGTAAAAGCAGCTTACCTAGAAAACTTTGGCATAGAGTTTCCAGATGAAGCAATATTTGCTATGTTTATATCGCCTACAGTAGGTAAAAATATATTAGAAGGAAACATAAGAGCAAGTCAAATATTAGCTGAAGCAGAAGTAGCAGGTATGGGAATGGTTAATGTTGCATTTGCACAAAGTTTAGCTAAACAAGGTTTGACACAAACACGAGCAAAAGAAGTATTTCAAACTACAGCAGCAATCGCACCAGGACTTATGGGTGCAGCAGCAGCACAAGGTAGGGAACTAACACAAGAACAAATTATAGGTTCTAGGTTAGGTGAATCAGATGACATACAAACTGTACAAAGAATTGCTGAACAATCAGCATCACAATCATCAGTTGAATTAGGTGCTGCTAAAACAGAAACAGGTCAAGTAATAGGATTAGAAGAACAATAAACTTGCACCTCTAAATAATCTGTTATACTAAACATTGACCCTGTAGATAGGTCTGGGGGTAAAAGAATGACCTTCAATTTTGTAATCGGTCTTGATGCCTACTGACAAGACCTGTCAAATAAAAACAGTAGTGTAAGACTAAAAGACAGTGGTTACTTATACACCACTTGTAAAAATATCGTATAAAGAATGGACAATAGAATAATGACAGAAGAACAAAACAACTCTGACACTGGCGAAAAGAACTGGAAAGAGATGAGAGAAAAAATCTCTCTTTACGAAGGTAAAATCGCAGAATACGAAAGTAAAGAAAGACAAGAAGTTTTTAACAAAGCAGGTCTTGACACTACTAAGGGTGTTGGAAAAGCAGTTGAGATGATGTATGAAGGTGACATGAATGTTGAAGGAATACAGCAATACGCATCAGAAGAATTTGGGGTTGAGTTTGGGAATCAAGACAGATTACAAGATACTGTACAAGCTACAGAAGAAAGTCAAGATAGACTAAACAAAATACAGCAAAATTCAGTTGTAGATTTATACAACGAAGATGTAGTATCGCAAGTTCGTGAAGTAGAAAAGTCAGGCAACATACGAAATTCAATAGCTGCCAAGTTATCTGTTATAGAGGAAGCGAAGAAAAACTCTAAATAGAATTTCTAAACTTCTTCTAACAACAATTAGACAATTAACATATAGGAGAAGATTAATATGGCAGACATATCGTTAACTAACAATACGATTTATGCACAAAATATAAATAACTTTACTGGTGAATTGTTTAAAGTTGGTGGTCAAAGAACACCTTTACTTTCAGCAGTTGGTGGTCTGAATGGTGGTAAAACATTAAACTCTACATATTGGCAAGTCCAAGTAGAAGATAATGCAACCATTTCTTCAGAACCAACTAAAGGACAAGAGGGTGCTGCACCTACAGAATATCTTGGAAGAGATAGAGCTGCATACACTTATGTAACTCAAATTTTCCATAAAGGTGTACAAATGACTTACACAGCTTTAGCATCCACAGGAAATCAAAATCCTTTTGACTTGTCAGCTAATATTGTTAACTCATCAGATGGTGATGGAACAACAACAGCAGCAGACAAATTAGGATTATTCGGTGGTAACCCAGTAAATGATGAGTTTGCATTGCAACTTGAAAAAGCAATGGAAAAAGTAGCAAGAGAAGTTGAGTGGTTTGCATTCAATGGTTCTTTCTCTGATGGTGCTAATACCACTCCAGGGTCAGGAACTAGAGAAATGTATGGAATTGATGTGTGGGTAACCACAGGCAAGAACGCTAACAACTCTGCAGCAGTAAACCCATTGGGTGGTAACTGCTACTACAATGATGCTTCAGGTGATGGAACTGGTTCAGCACAAGTTCTTTCTTTCGCAACTATATCAGGTGCGTTAAAGAGAATGTACGACAACCATGCTCCAATGAAACAACCTGTACTTTGTGTTAGCCCACAACAATTACTAGACCTTAACAATGAACTTGTTAAAGGAACAGTTGATATAGCAGGAGCAATCATTCCTAGAGATAGAAATGTTGCAGGAATTGACATTGATACAGTCATTACACCATTTGGTTCAATAGGACTAATGGTTATTGACCCTGATATCATGCCAACAGGAACTGCTTTCATCTTAGACCTAGCTTACATACAACCAGTATTCACAAATATCCCAGGATATGGTACTGTGTTTGTTCGTGACTTAGACCAAGATGCAAACGCTAGAATTGGTAAAGCAATTTATATGGAGATGGGATTTGAATTTGGTCCTCCTTCATACCATTGTAAAATTCAAGCAGTAGCTTAAATTAAAATTGAAGATTAGGGTGGGAATCCACCTC